TATTCACCATGTATAACAATAAAATCAATAGAAGATGTACCAAACTAAATATTTTAAAAACTTAAGAATTGATGGAAATAAAATCATTTCTTATACAACTCACGTTGCAACAATTGACCACTCAAAAAAACAGATTATTGTATATGGCTGGTGGTCAGTTACTACTTCAAAACATATTAATTATGTAGCTAATGAATTAAACTATAATAAAATTGAATTATGAAAAAATCTTTAAAAACTACTCGTAAACAAATTCAAAAAATGTTCTTTGATAATCCAACCCCACCCAAACAGGAGGGGTTCCGACCAGTTAATGGTTATGTGCTAATAACAAAGACCTATTTATTTGTAAATTTTGGAACTCACGTATATAAGAAAAAAAGAGGTTATTCCCAGGCTGGTTGTTCGACCGAATTAAATAAAGCTTTTAGAAAGCGAATGACTGACACTATTTGGAATGCTGACCAGCAAGGCAAGCTTAGGCTTCATAAAATCGTAGATGACAAAGTTGACACTGTTTTCACCACTGATTTATATGGCAAAAGATTAACAAAATGGCGCATGCCTCATTATGTTGGTTGCACTGTAAAAAGTGAATATAAATTTAAGCTTGGCTCTAAAGCTGATATAAGCAGAGACAGAAACGATTGTGCGATTAGGTCAATGCAATATGCCTTAGACTTACCCTGGAAAAAAGTTTATGACATGGCTGAGAAACTTGGCCGCAAAAAAGGTAAAGGAACTGACATGGCTATTACCGACCAAATTACAAAAGAGTATGCCACATTAGAATATTTAGACCTTCCTCTTTTGCTTGACGGAAAGCCAAATACTGTCAAAAATATTTATGAGCTTTTAAGTCCTCAAAAAACTTATTATATAAGAACTTGGGGACATATATTCACGGTCAGAAATGGCGTTTGTTACGGCAATGTCTGCGACGCCACAATGGCAAAGAAAAGAGTGTATGACCTTTGCGAAATAACTAAAAATTAAAACTATGTCAGATAAATATTATAATCCAATTTATGTAGCTAAAACAAATCCCTGGGAGATGGCAAAAGCTTCTCCCAAATTTGAACATTATACTCACGAGCAAATTGACGAAATGCTTTGGTGCGAGTTAATAGAAATTTTAAACCAAGACGAATGAATATACTTGAAAAATCAAATGAAATAATCTTTGGCCGGAAGGAAGAAAAAGAAAGACAATATGGCCCAATAGACGAATCAATTGCAAAGGCGGCCCGAGTCGCTTCAGAATTAACCGGGAAGGATATAACAACAGAAGATTTTTATAAGTGCTTAATCGCGCTTAAAATAAGCCGCATGGCCTATAACACAAAGAAAGACACAATGCTGGATTGTGTAGGTTATATTGCTGCGCTGGATTCTTTTAAAAATGGAGGCTATGGTAATAAGTGATTTTGAATATAAATACAAATGGCTTTTGTCAGAAGTTTTAGAGCACGGCGTAAATTCTGAGAATCGTACTGGAATAGCTACTAAAAAACTTTTCAATCAAAATATTGAAATTAATTTAAACAAAGGTTTTCCGGTCGTAACTGGCAAAAAAATTTTTTGGGAAAAAGCCTTAGCAGAATTTTATTGGATTTATTCCGGTCGGACAGACTTAGAATATTTGCACGCTCACAATATTTTTTGGTGGGATAATTTTGCGGTCGAAAATAAGCTGGGTAAAATTTACGGTTATCAAATAAGAAATTTTAATGGGCATGTTGACCAAATTAAATATGCTATTAAAGAAATTAAAAAAGGTTCAAGAAGAGCAATAATCACTCTTTGGAATCCATCGGAGCTGGACGCACAAGCGTTGCCTTGTTGTTATACGCTTCTCAATTTTGTTGAGGCCGGAGGTGATTTAAATTTAATAATTCATTTCCGCAGCTCTGATTTATTCCTGGGTCTTCCCTACGACATTATTTTTGGTGCCCTAATGCTTAAGACTATTTCAGAACAAACAGGCCTTAAAAGCCACCGTTTGGCTTTAAATCTTGCAGACGCGCACATATATGAATGTCACCACGAACAAATTGTTAAATATTTAAATACTGAAACCTTTAATCTTCCTTCGCTTTCTGGGTCCTATGCGAAAGGATTTATTTTAAACAATTATAAACACGGGCCTTATATAAAATCTAAATTAGTATTATGAATTATTATGACTTAATAAGAGGCTGGGCTTTTAAGAAAGGAATCTTAACTGACGGCGATGTAAAAACTCAATACGTTAAACTCCAGGAAGAAGCTGGTGAATTAGCAGACGCTTTATTAAAAAACGATAAGGAAGAAATCAAAGACGCGGTTGGTGATATTATTGTTGTTTTAGTTTCGTTCTCAGAATTAGCTGGTTTTCCTATAGAAGAAGCAGTTAAAAAAGCCTGGGAAACTATCAAAAACAGAGAAGGAACTATGCAAAATGGGACGTTTGTGAAAAAAAAATAAACTCGTTTTATAGATTACGAGTAAAAAAAAACAAAAAAAAACTTATTTTTTTTATAAAAATATTTTTTTATTTCAAAAGTATGTTTATTTTTACAAAGAATTTAAAATTATAAACATGAAAACTATCAATCAGTTGGAGCAACTTAAAACTCAGCAAAAGAATCTTTCAGGAATAATATCTGAAGCTAAAAGAATTTCAGAAGACATACTTAGAGATTTATTTATTTATACTATTAAAGAAAACATGAATAAAAATAAAGCTATCCACCCAAACACAATTGCGGATTTTTGTGTTTATGTAGATACAGCTGAAAACCCATGTTCAAACTTTAATTTTTACGCTTACGATTTTAGAACTTTTCACGGCTGGAAAAGAAACTTAGATAATAGCTTTTACGGTCCTTCAGATTACAGAAGGTATGATGATTTTGGCCCGTCTGTAAGCTCTTTTAGTGCTAAGTCTTTTTTGTATGACTGCGAAAGACACGGCTCAGCAAGAGCAATTGAATTACTGGACGAAAGAATTTTATTGACTAAAATGATGTCACTTGACTGGAATCAAATTGCAGATGAATTTGTAGAGCTTATTCAAACTGTTACAATTGAAGGCATGTCATTTTACATGGAAGCAATGGACCGTTTAGACAAACTTGAAGACACAATAAAAAAACTTCAAGCTGAAGTTGATGATTATGAAGAAGCTGTTATTATGGAAACTATTAAAGCTTGTGATATTGAATGTGTTGAAAACGGAAAAGTAAAATCAAACATGGACCTTTACTGGGCCAATACTGAGGAGCTTAGAACTGAAGACCCAAGTTACGAGGGCGAGAATGATAAATTAACTCAAAAGCACGCTGGCCAATTAACTCTGCATTATAACCAACAAGATTATGGTTACGCAAGATGTCACGGTTTCAGAATCTTAAAAGAAACTCCTAAAGGTTTTGTAATAGCAGGTGGCCACAGACCTTGGGTCGTGACTGGCAAGTATGAAGAATCTCAAGCCGGCAATGTTAAATACTCAGGCGAAGGCTTTAGAGTTCATAAAGATTACTTTAAAACCTTTATAAAGAATCTTGGATTATTACAAACTTTGAGAGGAGATGATGACCAGTAAAAAATTCCAAGAAGTTTTAGACCGACTCGCTGAAGAAAAATTTAGCGAGTTTGGTTTTGACTGTTGCAGCAAACAGGAGCAAAGGGTAATCCTGGAAGACGCTTTAAAAATGTATGATTCCTTAAAGCCTCGACAAAAAAAAGACGCCTTTTATTATTTTAGTTGTTTAATATTATATTTAGGAATTACAACGCTCACGATTTTATTCCTTTGTTTAGAAAGTTTTATTGACTGGTTGTTTTTGTGAGATAGTTTAGCAATCGGTCTTAATTAGCCTCAGGTTTGCCCTGGGGCTTTTTTAATACCCTTAATTTAATTTTAAGTAACTTTGTAGCTAAATAACCTCCTAATCCCTTAAAGTGTGCTTAAAACGCGCCTAAATAGCCTCAATGACAATTTAACTGGCTGCTTAGCGGAATATAAATTTTGTGTAGCAGCTATGTCTAAGGGATTTAAAATATCTATGCCGCTCCTGGATTCAAGCCCCTACGATTGCATTTTAGAATCTGATTTTAAGCTTTATAAAATTCAAATAAAACATGTAGGTCTAAATCGATTTAAAGGAAGGCATAATTCTATTCAGGTTTCCTTAAGAAGAACTAATGATTTTTATACGCAAGCTGAAGTTGATTATTTCGCTATATATTTTGAAGAGCGCAATGGTTTTTTTATTATTAGGAATTACCAACAAAAAAGCATACGTATTAACTCTGAAGGAAAATATAAAAATAATTTTAATAACTTTGAAGTATTCTATTGATTCGTTTTTCATTTAGTCTAACGTGTGAAAAGAGCTGCAAAATATTGTGGCTCTTTTTTTTTATCTTTACAAAAAAAAATAACATGAGACAAATTAAAATTGTGTCAGAAATTGGCAGTGAAATAATTGACTCTTCCGATGTCAAACTATATTGTAAAATTGATTATTCAAATGACGACGCTTTAATAACAAGAATGATTAATCAAGCTCGCGTTTGGTGTGAGAATTATATAAGCAAAGATATTGTCTCGAAGCAAAGAATTTATTTTATTCCTAAAACTTCAGGCATGTTTGATTTGCCTTTTGCTCCAGTGTCTACAATTGATGAACTTAAAATTGACGGGGTAGTTTCAACGGATTATGAGGTTGTGGGATTAAATACAGAAACAATTGAGCTTAATTCTGGTGAGGCTAAAAATATAGAAATTAAATACACAACATTAGGATTTTCAGACAGCTTATTAAAGCAAGCTATGCTTCAATTAATTTCAACTTATTATGAAAATAGAGAAGACTTTATGGTTAGCCAATCTGTCAGCGAAATTCCAACAAATGTAAAATCAATTTTATCTTCATTTAAAACTATGTTTGTATGAAACGGCCGCGAGTAGGAAAGCTTAATACACGGATTCAATTTCAGAGAGAAACTGTATCAGCCGATGGTTATGGTGGATTCACCTCAACTGGAGACACAACAACGCAAACATGTTGGGCTAAATACGATATTATTAAAAGTGATATTAAAGATGAATTTGGTCACCCGCAAAATGAATTGGTTGGCGTTTTTATTGTAAGAAAAAATTCAGTTCCTGGGATTAAGCCTGGAGATATTATAAAAATTGATGGGACAGCCGTAACTTATAAAATTAATAAATCTTATGAGGTCATGCAAAATGATTATTATAAGTTTGAAGGAACCAGGGTATGAGTAAAGTAATTCAATTAATACCAAATCCAGGAGACATGTCAAGAGCCAGAAAGACTATGGCTAAATTGAGAAGATTTCCAAAGTCTGGTCTTAATACTGAAATAGCAAAATATATTTTTGGCATACGAAAAAAAGCTGCACAAAGAGTTGTTAGAGGAAAAGTACAAGGAGGCACATTAGCTGGCTCAATTGATGTAGGAACTTCAGACAAAAAAGGTTATGTTCAAGCCTCTGCTGATTATGCCCCTTATGTTGAATTTGGAACCGGTGGAAGTTATAGTGGCGCTGACTTAGATGAATTGTTTGGAACAGACTCTTATGCTTCACAATTTAAAGGAGCGAGTCAAGACCGTGTTCATTTACCAGCAAGACCTTTTTTATTTAATTCTGCTCGCGAGTTATTGCCAGACTTTATTAAAGGCTTACAAAAAAGATTAAGAAAAGCAAGAAGCTAATGAAAACAACTATTCACGAAATAAGAAAAACAATTATTAATCTGCTGTCTGGTATAACTCAAAATGGCTCAAGTGTTGCTATATATAATAACGTTCCGCCTTCTGCCAATTATCCTTTTATGAAAGTATATAGTGAAAAAGAATCACCTATTGAAAAAAATAATTCGGCAGCAATAACAAATTCAATAATTAAAATTGATGTTGTTACAAGATTTAATGGACCAGCCGGAGGGGAGTTAGATTGCAACCAAATTGTTTCAAATGTTTGTGATACATTAACAGGTGCTTCAAGCTTTACAACAACAGCTGATTTTAATAATTATGTTTTTGAAATTGAAGAGGTTGTATATTTTGAAGAAAATATAAAAGACCATCATTATTTTAGAGGCATAATTTCTATAAGCTTCCAGACTGAACAACTCTAAATAAATTCATTTTTATTATTTAAATTTGTAGCATGAAACAAATCTTTAAAAATTTCTGGAATGCTGTTAAATTAAAATTTATTCGTTGGTGGAATACTAATTTAAATAAGTTATGTATTAACTGCTCTTGCAGAGTTTATAAGGAAGATTTTGAAAACTCTAAATGCTGTGATTGGTCATGGCGAAAAAAAGATTGGTAATGGCACAAAAAATTAGTGAATCTACAGAAATTAAATTAGACCTAAAAACAATTGGGATGATTGTTGGTTTTACTATTTCGCTTGCCAGTATGTATTTTGTAATGCAAGCTGATATAGCCAGAGCCATGGAACTTCCAGAGCCTCAAGTTACAGCTACAGAATTTCAATATAAAGACCAAATAATTCGCGACGCAATTATGACAACTCAAGAAGACGTTAAAGAAATGAAAGAGATATTGTCAAAATTAGAAGAAAGAGTTTATGAGTTAAATAAATAATATGAAAAAATTAATATTAATATTATTTTTTTTTATTTGTTCCAATGCCTCAGCCCAATACAAAGAGGGTATTTCAATAGTTAAATTTACAGCAAGCTTTATAGAAGATACTTCAGACCTGAAAAAATTCAAGTCTCATAACACTCATGTTTTTTATATTGAAAAAAATGAAAAAATATTTAAAGCAGAAAAGATTGTTTATATGCCTACTATTATTTTATTTAACAACGGAAAAAAAATAAAAACTATTGAAGCTGGTATTAGCTTAAAGCTACCAGAAGAATGGGAAAAATTAATAGAAAAAGAAATAAAAGAAATACTATCCTCAAAATTTTAAATATGAAATACCTACTTATATTATTATGCTTTATGCTCAGTTTAAAGGCCCATACGCAGCTTTTAAAGGACTTTTTTGAATATTCTACAGTTTACGCCTCCTACTCAGATTCGAGCCCTCTATGGCAGCCAGAACAGTTTTTTGTAACGCAAGGAGGAGATGTAGTTAATATTTCACCTGAAATAACAAATGATTATTTAATAAATTTTGGTATTAGAAAAATTGCCCGGTTTGATTATGAGAATAGAGAAAATAGATATTATGACGGGTCAGAAAGAACTACAAGTTTAAATTCAAATGTTGGGTCTATTCGTGGACTTGAATATTTATTTCAATATTCTAAAGGGCAGCAACAAAATAGAGACTTTAAAAATATTAAATATTTCTTAAGATACTCTGGGAAATATTGGAGCAGTAAATTAGAATGGCAAGAAAACGGATTAATAAATTTAAATTATAAAAGTGCAGACTTACGCTTTAGAATTCCAATAAAAAAATTATCACTTTCTGCAGGGGTTGCATATAGAACGCATAAGCCTTATGGATATAATCCAATTGAAGATTATTTAGAAACAAAACCTTGGTGGGACCTGGCTTATGAATTCGGTTTTATGGACCATTATTATGGAATCGATTATGACAATGATGGTGAGCTTGACAATTTTGATTGGTGGTGGTCAAATGAAAATGGAGACCGTATTGCTGACACGGATTTAGACTTTAGAAAAAATCAATATCAAAATATTGTTAATCGTTATAATCGGGAAGAGCTAAATAAAATTGGAACGCTTGGAACTTTATCGGCTGTTATAGGAGCGGACATGTATCATTATAGAGACTCTTTTTATATTCACGCTTGGTCTAATTTTTATCCAAAGCATAAACACATAACGGGTAATAAAGATTTTTCATATGAGGTTGTGTATGAAGGTGATAATTGGCTTGACTATAATGTTGGTATCATGTTTGGTTGGGACCTGTCTAAAAAAATTGGTATATTTACGGAATATGATCT